TTCCCTCCCTACTCTGTTGAGGTGGATGAAAAAAATTTCTAGTTCCACATCTAATACAATAGGTTTCTAAATGTTGGGTACTTGTATATTGTCTATCAATAAACAATCTCCCAGAACATTTTTTACAAAAAATCATATAAAAATTATTTTTAGTTTGGAAGTCCAACAGCAAGTAAATTTACCGCCAAAGACAGATTACCAGACGAGCCAAACCTTACAAAACCATCTACTTTAGATGTTGTTATTGTTTGTAAAACAACTGTAACGTTTTGTCCTGCTTCTGTATTTCCAATGTTTAACGGTGTTGCTGTAACTATTGGTGGAAACTTAAACTCACTCTGAAAAGAATACGTAAATGCTCTTTCGTTTCCAGCACTGACTGTGCTATTTGTAAAAACTGGAACGTACCCGCCTGTTATTTTTGCATTTGAAGTTTTTATTGTTTCTTTGTTTGACGATCCGTTATCAATAGTTGTAAAATTATAACTTGCAGAAGAGATCTGTGTAGACAAATCGTTTATTGCTTTGGCTAACTCATAAATGTAAGTAACATCTAGCGGTTGTCCACGTTCTGGTAATGGTATTTTTGACATTTATCCTCCTGTTTAATTATACCAAAGAAACTAGATTTGATTCAAATATAGTTAATGCAGCATTTCTTGTCTTGTTAATTCCTTCAACTTGTATTACAACTCTAACATTTATTGTACCAGTTTTAAGAAATCCATAGGTGTGTATTGGTGATGTTCCGTGATAAATATAGTTGCCATTGTCAAATTTTACAAATATGTCATATTTTGGCCTATTGTTAGAATCACCCCAAGTTACAACTAAACTATTTCCGCTAATCGAAAGATTTCCACTTACAGACTCAACTGTATTTGCGGTTGCTAAAAAAATAGGAGAATAGTGAGATGTTCTGTTTTTATCATCAGATACAATTCTGTATCTTAAAACATACTCATTGTTGTCACTTACTGGTGGCAACTGATTTTTTGGAATAATTAATTTTTTAATTCCTGCATCAGCCATTATGACACACCAACAGAAAATCTAAATTCAACATAATTGCTAGTATTGGGAGACTTTATAACAGTTTCTTCATTTTCATTTTTTACAACAGAATAGCCCGTTAGTCCATAAAGCGGATTAACCGTTTGAGTATTTTCTAATCTTAAAGCATCTAATGCAATATAGTAGTTGTTAGAAGGAACATTAAACTCTCCACTTTCATCTGTAATAACACAAGCATAAATTTTTACTATGGTCACTACTTCCCAACTAAAGTTTTCTGTTTTGTACAAATCTTGTAATTCTTTTGATATTACAAAATACCTATTAGTCTCAAAATCTGCAATTGAATTTTCTAAATTTCCAGAACTTCCTTGGTTTAGTTCTCCTTCAAATCTAGCATATTGTGTTCCATCGGGAGAAGAAAATTCAACAAGAATTCTAATTGTTTCGGGTATTGACGCTGAGTTTCCATCTCTATTTATTAAAGAAAATGCTAATTTTAATTCATCTTTTGGAGAGTTTCTTGATAAATCAATGTTAGCGCCTGTTAACCTTATATGATTTGAATCGTTTTCAATTACAAAATGATCAAGTGTTTCATCGCTTTCAGAACTAAGGGTTAAATCTGATTGATCGCCCCTAATTAAAATTATGTTATTTAAAAATCTGCAGCGTTCATATCTAGAGGCACGAGATGGATTAAAAAAAATAGTATTATCGGCATTTGTTTTAAACACGGGATCTGCAACAGTAATAATGTTACCGCTGCCACCATCAAGTGGTTCAAGATATGGCTCAATTGTTGTTGTTGCAGCACTGGTAGCATACTGCCAACTCTCTGTTGCAGTAAATGCAAAAATTGTTTTGCTATCATAAACCCCTGCAGATGGATTTGACCCAGCAGAGTACAGACCTATTTCTGATATTTCATATCTTTCTTCTGTTGGTAATTCTGCTGTAAGAACAATTTTATCTATACCGTTTTCATTTACAAACCCCCTAGAAGAAATTGGCACACGAAACATCTCAAAATCTAAGCATTTTTTGTTGGAAGCGTCTTCAGGAACATCGTTAGTGTCTAATGGTGTTGGCCCACATCCAATTGCAATGTATGACGCATATGCTGGAGCCTGACCAAGCAGGTATTTGCCAATAATATTTTTTCCAGTATTGGTTATCACGATTCATTCCCGTCAAATTGTATACTGTATATTGTACCACCAGTGCTTAATTCAACCTCAATTTGTTCGTCATTGTTTAAACCTATTGCCTCTATAACTAGGTTGCCTTGTTCATCAACATAAATGTTTTCTCCATCTAAGCCATTACCAACATTTGGAAATTTTTGATCAAATCTAATAGAAAATCCAGCAAAATATTTATCTGATGTTTTTTGTAAACCAAGAATGTTGTTGGGGTTGTATGACTGTTGCAAGGATTTGATATTTTTTATTGGCTCATAAGAAAGTTCCTGTCCGTTAATTGTGTCATTTCTTGATATGCTTATTAATTCTTGAGCGCCAATGTCTTCAAAGTATAAGGTTGACATTTCACTTATTGAAACATAGTCATCTTCAAACAATATAATATCTGGTGTTGCCGCTTTTATGTGATTAACATTTGATGTTGACAATATTTGATTTAAAGTTGCGGGGGTTTGAGGTGTTGCAGATAAACTAATTGACATTTTATACCTCGCTTAAATAAATAGTCATGTCTGGACCATCTACATTTCTTGAATACTCTATATTATAGACTACAAATCTATCGGTTGGTGCAGAAACCAGATCCAACTCTCCATCTTTATAGTTAATCGTTACAATATCTCCTAATTGAATCGTAGGAGTGGCAAAAACCTTTACCCCAATTGATTTTTTAGGAGTCATAATTTTACTAATAATCCAACCCATTAAGGCTTCAGCATCATCTTGTGTTTGAATATATTCACTGTTTATAGAAAACTCATTCTTACCATAAATTAATCTACTTAGTTTAATCTCATCATATTTGTTTTTTTGAACTAATGGAGAGTATGTCAATGTATTTCCTTTAAAGGGTGGATCTGAAAGATTTCCTTTTTTCTTAAAATATTCATCTACTGTCAATTCATAAGTTGTGTTTTGTGTAAAAGCAATACCTTGAATTCTTAAATTATTTCCACTTGTTTCATCTAATACTAAAAAATTATCTGTTGAGTTAAATATTAAAAACTCAGCACCATATGAGTCTGAGTAAAACCCAGACACGGTGTAGGCAAGATTTTTATTAATTGGTGGTGCTAATTTAGAATACAATGCTGGATATGCACGATCATACCTAATATTAAAATAGGCGCACTCACGCATTATAGATCCAAACTCTTCAAAATATATATTGTATTTTGGTGGTTGTTGTGCACTTATCCCAGAAAGGTAGGTTGACTGAACAACACCACTCATTGCATATTTTCTAAATGACTCATTAGTACCAGCCTCTTTATTTTTAAATGCAGAGGATAGCGTTTCTGTTACAGAAGAGTCAAAACTTTCAGCATAGTTTCCAGACAACGCATAAACATGCTCAAACATGCATCTTGAAGATCCACGAGAGAATAATGCCATGTTGTTGTATATTGGAAGTGGATCAGTGTCGTCAACAACTTGGATTAATTGATTATTTATATATAGAAAAAACCTTCTAGTGTTGCCAATATCTTGATATTCTACTGTTAGGTCGTATACGGTTGTGTCCTCTTCTGCTGATGCTCTTTGATACCCCGCAAAAGTTCCACTGTCAATATTTATTTGATTAAGTCCTCCATATAATTTAATTGGAATTGCTTTGTCTGATGCAGTTTCTTTTTTAATTTTGTAAAATACGACATTGTTAATAGAAATGTTTGATTTACCTTTTTCATTTAAATTTAAATATGACTCAACATTATTTTCTGTTAATGCAATAATTTCAAAATAATATCCATTATTTGTTTCAGGGTTAACTAATACGGCCATACCTCCCGAACCACCGCCAATACTGATGTTTTGATTTGGCTGAATTGCGCCAAGTTGATAGTATGGCATGCTACCAATTGGAGTTTGACCCCTTACTTCGTTGTTTTCTATTTTACCAATAATTCTGACTCTAGTTCCAAATGCTTTAAAAGCACTATCTAATTTTTTGTAAACATAAGAAACAAAATTAATTGGAGTTTCTGTGGTTTTAAATGATGGCCCATTAATGATTAAAGCAGAAGCCTGAACAACTCCAGCCTGAGTTGAAGACAATTGATTTACTTCTGTTTCTGTTAAAAAATTTGTAGCATTTGAATTTTTAATAATTCCACTTCTAGATGTTTGTTTTGCTAAATCATTGCTAATACCTGCAGCACCTACAGATGTTGCGGGTATTGTAGGACTAATTTCTGTTGTAAATAAATATTGCGATTGCATTTCTATTCCACGAACATTGTCTTTATCAGACCAATAAGGATTTATTCCTGCAAAATGAGAAGTTACTTGAGTTCCAAATTGGCCACGACCGTGTTCATAAACTTCTCCCGCTTGCAGCCTTGATACAGAACCAACTGATTCATAGTATGGTGTTGAAAAAATACGAATAAGACCAGTTGGATATATCTTTCCGTTAAAGGGAAGGGCTGCAAAATATTTTTGATACTCTTGATTGTTAGAAATATATACGTTTCCAACTCCAGTAATGCTGTATTGTACGCCGTCGTATCTTATAATTTCTCCGTTTGAATAAAAATATCCTTGATTTCTTGTTAAATAGTATACATTTTCTCCAATGTCAATTGTATTGTTAATAATTGAATTACCAAAAACAGTTGGTAAGTCGCTAGATAGGTTTGAGTTTAATGGCATTGCTGCTAGTATATAATTATCTGATTTAGAGACTAATTCATTTATTGTTTTTGTCTCATTAGTTCCAGAAACCTCCCAAAGTAAAGATGGTTTATAAATCCAAGTCTTGTCTTTATCAAGAACATTTGCTTGATTAATAGATCCATAAGATCTTTGAATATATCTTGTTGTATAATTTATTTTGCCGTCATTAAATACTTTTTTATCTTCAGCACTTATTGCAATAATGTTTGGTATGTTTGATGTTGTTTGATTTTCAATAATGCCAGAAACTAATTGATTATTGTTTCCAAGCAACTGCATATCTGCATTTCTTTGAAGTCCTGTTGGCATTAAGTAGTCTTTGCTCATTACAATAAAGTTATTATATTCATCAAAAAACATTGATGTTTGTGTCGCTACTGCAAGTTGATTTAAAACCTCAGCAACATTCTGATCTGGTGCTATAAATAGATAAGGAATTATTGGGTCTTGTTCATTGCTAACTCTTTTAAAAGAATAATTAACAAAGCCAATATAATCTAACAATAAACAAACTGCATAACTAAGTGATACATTTGTAACAAGCATTCTTGGCGCTGGCATAGATTCTAAAAAGAAATAAAAATCTCTTAACTCTAAAGATAAACTACCTCCAGTTACATCAGATTGGGGC